CTTACGCTGCGGGAAAAAATGCTTGGGGGATATCTGATCGGTCTGGTCGCCGTTACCGTCTTCGTGACATGAAGGTGGAATGGACGGGTGCCAAGGTCGGCCCAGACGAATTTGAGACAAAACAACCGCAGTTAAACCCTCCGCAGGCATTTCCTGATCCACAAGCGTTAATGAACCCTAGACCAGAGACTGGTCTTGAGGAGCAAAGGGCGCTACAGTGGGGTTGGAATCCGGTTGGTTTTGCGTACATCCCAGGTATCAGCCCTCCTGACAACTTGGTCGCTCAAGGCTCGGTTGGAACAGTAACGGTGGTGACAACATGAGTTTTACATACGCGGAGCTTAAACAGGCTATCGAAGACTACACGGAAAACAACGAAGCCTCGTTTATCCGCAACATCCCTTTGTTTATACGTCAGGCTGAAGAGCGGATCCTAAAGAACGTGCAGCTGAGTTTGTTTCGCAAAAACGCTACAGCGAATGCGCTTGCGTCGAAGAAGTACCTGCCGTGCCCGTCGGACTTTTTGGCTCCGTTCTCGTTGAGCTATGTCGATCCGGCTACAAGCGACAAAGTTTTCGTTGAATTTAAGGACGTGAGCTTTCTTCAAACGTACACGCCGGACGATACGACAGAGGGCACACCTCGGTATTACGCGATCTTCGACGTTGACAACTTTCTGTTAGCTCCTACGCCAGAAGCCTCGTATCTGATGGAACTCCACTATTACTACCGTCCGCAAAGCATAACGGCTCTTGCTGACACTGGCACGACTTGGCTGAGTAAAAATGCAGAGTTAACTCTGCTGTATGCGTCGTTGATCGAGGCATATGTTTACATGAAGGGCGATCCGAATCTAATGGGTGTTTACGATAAACGCTTCCAAGAATCGTTGATTGGCCTTAAAATGCTGGGTGAAGCTAAAGAAACTACCGACGAGTATCGTACTGGTAGAGTTATAAGGGCTAAACAATAATGTTTGAGTTTAAGGTAGAAGTTGATAAGAATAATCCCATCGTTGGTGTTAAAACAACCGAGAACCGAGGCTTTACTCCGGAAGAATTAGCGGAGCAATGCGTTGAAAAAGTGATTTCGGTCTCCGATAGTACCCACCCAGGTATTAGGGACCAAGCCCGTGCTTTCTCTAAGCACATCGAAAAGGTTGTTGCATATTATATGCGACAGGCTATTCGCAGTGACCGCACAACTGTGTATAACACACTTAAAGACGCGGGACATCCCGATCTGGCTGAACTCATAAGGAGACTATAACCATGGCCTTTACTGGAAACTTCATGTGTACGTCTTTCAAGGTAGAACTCTTGAAAGGTTTACACGACTTTACTAACGGAAACGATCAGTTCAAGATCGCTCTGTACGACAACAGTGCTTCGTTTACCGCAGCGACTACAGACTACACGGCTACAAACGAAGTTAGTGCGTCTGGTTCGTATTCTGCTGGTGGTGGCACGTTGACAAACGTCACGCCGACATCGTCTTCGACGACAGCGTTCACAGACTTTGACGACATCACGTTTACGTCTGCGACGATTACTGCTCGTGGCGCGTTGATCTACAACTCGCAAACGGGTGGCGGTTCAGGCACCACGGACACTGTTGTTGTTTTGGACTTTGGTTCGGACAAGTCTTCCACATCAGGGGATTTTCAGATTGTATTCCCAACAGCCGACGCATCTAACGCAATCATCCGTATCGCGTAAGGGGGCCATCTAATGGCTTTAGTCTCAGGTTTTGGTCGAGGTTACTGGGGTGAAGAGGGTTTCGGCTCCGTCATCCCAGTAAAACCTGCCCAAGTAGTTAATGCTTGGAACGAGGGAGCTTGGGGCGACGTTGGTTTTGGTGGGATTAGTCGGCAACCTGCGGCGGCTGTAGGTCAAGTAGGCGCGGCCCGTGTTAAAGAGTCCGCTCTTGTCAATGTTACGGGTCTTGAAGCTACATCAGGACTGAACGGAAATGTAACGATCTTTACCGATCAGAACATTCCAGGGACGGGTCTTGAAGCTACGACTGCAGTTGGCTCGGTCACTATTGTAGCGGATGCAGTGGTCAATCCAACGGGTGTCGAAGACACTGCCGAAGTAGGTTCTGTAACTGTGCTTGAGGGATCAGGCGTTGACGTTACGTTCGGCGGCTGGGGCAGGCTTGCTTGGGGCGATGGAGCTTGGGGTGTTTCAGTTACTCCGGCTGCGGCGGTTGGCGAAGTCAATGCGGTCACGGCTACGGGTGATGCGAACGTGCCGGAAACGGGTCTTGAGGCTACAATGCCGATCAAGAACCAAGCTGACCTGAATACGTTTACAGGTTTTGGTGACGCGGCACTTTCCACCGCAGCATCTAAGTTCGGCTCTGCCAGCTTGCTGCTCGATGGGAACGGGGACTACATCACCGCAGATAACAATGTTTTCTGGGGCGATGCGGACTTTACCGTAGAGTTCTGGTTGCGAGGCGGAGATGTTCAGACAGGCAGCTACATACTGTTCGACAATAGAACGTCAGCATCCAACGGGATTTTGATTACCGTTGCATCTGGTTACGTCAACCTAATTATTAACGGGACGGCCTATGGCATCGGGGGCTCTGTAACGAACAACACTTGGCACAGCGTGTCTTTTGTTCGGGACGGAACGAATCACTCTCTGTTCTTAGATGGAGCGAACGTAGGAAGCAGGACTCAAGCTGCGACAGACTATTCCGACAGAAAGTTTGTCTTAGGTGCGAGCCAGTTAAGCTCGGGGTATCAGGCTTTCGACGGGAATATCGACGAGTTCCGAGCTTCAAGTACCGCAAGATACACAACAGGATATACTCCAGCGACATCTGCGTTTACCGCGGATCAGTATACACCGATACTGTTGCACTTTGACGGAACGGATGGTTCCACCACATTTACGAATGACGGTCTTCTGACGGTTGTCTTTGTGACAGGCGGCGCGGGCATTGATGTTCCGGTCACCGCACCTCAAATGACAGGTGCAGCTGGACAACTCGCCATGATCGGTGATGCGAATGTCTACCCAGATGGTATTGCCCCGAATGGTGAGGTCGGCCAAGTTGAGGCCAAGGGCATCGCACGAATTTTCGTAGGCGGCTTGTCCGCAACAGGGGAAGTAACGGCCCCTGCGGTAGAAGGTGACGCTGTTGTTAGTGTTACTGGCTTAGTGACTAGCGGAGTCGTAGGATCTGTGCTAGTTTGGAGTAACATCGATCCAGACGCCACCGTCGTTTGGACAGAGATAGCAGCTTAGAGGATAACGATATGGCTACTTATACAACAAACGGCGGTATTAAGAAAATCGCCACAGGTGACGAGTCCGGTACATGGGGTACGTCAACCAACACAAACTTCGACATTCTTGACCGTATTACAAACGGCGTCGGGGCAATCACCCTTACGGGTACAACGCACACTTTGACGACCACAGACGGCACCTTGTCGGACGGTATGTTCAAGGTTCTGGTTTTGGGCGGTTCTCCTTCTGGGACGAACACCATCACTGTTGCGCCGAATGACGCGCAGAAACTGTACTTCATCAAGAACGGCTCTGGTCAGGACGCTGTGATTTCGCAGGGCTCGGGTGCCAACGTCACAGTAGGTAACGGCGACTCAGCTATTGTATACTGCGATGGCGCGGGTGCTAGCGCAGCGGTTGCGGACATTTCATCAGACTTCGGTGCGCTAAAGGCATCGAACAACTTGTCTGACTTAGCGAGTGCGGTTACTGCGCTCACGAACCTTGGTTTGACGGCCACGGCTGCTGAGATCAACTACAACGACATCACGACGTTGGGCACGGTTCAAGCATCTAAGACTGTGACTGCGAATTCGAGCGGGAATGTTAATTGGCCTGACAACGAAAAAGCGCAGTTTGGGGATGGGTCTGACCTACAGATTTACCATGATTCTTCCACAAGCAATAGCTTTATAGATGAACAAGGAACAGGAAACCTTATCATCCGTGGTACACAGCTTCAGTTAAAAAACAGCAGTGGCGGTGATATGGCAGACTTTACTGCCAATGGCGCTGCTCAATTATACTACTCGGCTGTAGCCAAACTTGCCACAACCTCAACAGGCGTAGACATCACAGGCACCGCGGTCACTGACGGCGTTACTGTAGATGGAACCTTGGACATCGAGGAAGTGTTTGAACTTGTAAGCACTGGAACATCCACGACAGGCACCGTTACTTTCAATATTGTGTCACAAGGCATACAGTATTATACGGCTAACCAGACGGCTAACCGTACTATCAACTTTACCAACGTGAATTCAAGCCTTGCGATTGGTCAGTCGGTTACCGGGGCTGTCTTAATGACCCAAGGTTCAACGGCCTATTACCTGAATGCTTATCAAGTTGATGGTTCGACGATCACGCCGAAATGGTCTGGCGGCTCTGCTCCAACAGAGGGCAACGCCTCTGGGATCGACAGCTACAGCTTCACGATCATCAAGACGGCTGACGCTACGTTCACGGTTCTGGCTTCACAAACGCAGTTTGCATAATTAGGAGATACGGCCCATGAGTTTTATAGTTCCTAAAAAGCCGCAGATTCTGTACTCCCCCATGCTTGCTAGTTTTGGGGGCGGCTCGGCTCGTGGGTTTAATCCTGGTGGCGGAGGGGAGCCTTTCTCTGGGTCGTTTACTTTTACAAATGCCGCAGTGACTGGTAATGAAGGTCCGAGTCTTGCGGACTGTAGAACGGCGTATGCTTCAACGGCTATTGGTTGGGATGTAAATGATACCAGTCAATTTAATGTAACCACGGATGGATATCAAGATTTTAAAATCCCTGAAAGCGGGACGTATCGTTTTAGGGTTAAAGGAGCCAAGGGAGGTGCGGGTTCGAATGGTAACTATGGCGTAGGTGGGGAGGGAGTCTTAATAACGGTAGATTTCATCCTTACCGAAGGATCGGCTATAAGAGTAATTGTAGGGCAAGTCGGTCAGAATGTAGCCACGAACGGTGGTGGCGGCGCTGGCGGAGGTACATTTGTTTTGTACGGCACTAGCATAACGGCCTTCCAGCAAACTACCTCTTATTTCCAGAGTAATTATATAGTCGCCGCAGGTGGTGGCGGATCTGGCACGGGCTTGCCTAATGATCCCAGCGCGAATGGTGTAAACGGTATCGCCACCAGCGACGACGGAACCGCGTCAGCAGGTGGAAACACCAACCAAGGATTCAATGGTGATGGCGGTTCTACGCCTTCTGGCACTTGGGTTGGTGGTAGCGGCGCTGGTGTTGAAACCAACGGTACGCGAGGAAAAGAATCCGGCACGTCTGTAGGGACGGAACCAAAAAGCTATGCCAATGGATTTCTAGGTGCAGTGCCCGGACCACAATATGGTGGTCTAGGTGGCTTTGGAGGCGGTGCTTCTAGTGGTTGGGGAGGTGGTGGCGGAGGTGGGTACTCCGGCGGTAGCGGCGATTCTAGTGTAGGCTCTGGGTCGGATAAACAAGGTGGCGGAGGCGGAGGAACGAATTACAACACCACCTTGGGGGCTTCACTCGTCTCTCGCGGCAACCACGCCGATGGCAACGGCAGCGTGTTTATAGAAAAACTTTAACATGCCCCTAACCAAGCTCCAGTTCAAACCAGGGATTAACAAAGAAACGACTTCGTATTCTAACGAAGGCGGCTGGTTTGACATGGACAAAGTCAGGTTCCGGTTTGGGTATCCCGAGAAGATCGGCGGCTGGGTTAAGGACTCATTGAACTCGTTCCTTGGTTCGGCTCGTGCGGTGCACCCCTGGGTGACTCTGGACTTGGACCAGTACTTAGGGGTGGGAACCGCGTTTAAATATTACATCAACCAAGGCGGTGCGTACTATGACGTAACTCCTATTCGCGCTACAACTGCGGCAGGAGACGTTACGTTTACGGCTGTTAACGGATCGAACGAGATACAGGTTACAGATGCCAGTCACGGCGCGGTGGAGAACGATTTCGTTACGTTCACTGATGCAGTGTCTTTAGGCGGCAATATCACCGCAGCGATCTTAAACCAAGAGTACCAAGTCAACACGATTGTGGACTTGAACAACTATATCGTACTCGCAAGAGAAGTCGCTTCGGTAACCGACATTACCGTTGACGGGGTGTACACTCCTACAACCATAAACGCCAACTCCTCGGATTCTGGTAACGGCGGTTCCGCAACTGTGGGCACATACCAAATTAACGTGGGCCTAAACACTACCGTTCTTGGTAACGGTTGGGGCGCAGGTACATGGAGCAGAGATGCTTGGGGCTCCGCCGCGCAACTTACTGTTGTGACAGATACATTGCGGGTTTGGTCTCACGATAACTTCGGCGAAGACCTGATTATGAATGTTCGAGACGGTGGGATCTACTACTGGGATGCTTCCTTGAGCGATCCTTTAACACGGCCTGCCGTTGAACTAAGTTCTTTGTCCAATGCCAACACCACGCCCACGGTGGCAAAACAAGTTATGGTTTCGGATCAGAACCGTCACATCATCGCGTTTGGTTGTGACGGCCAAGACACACCCGGTGTGCAGGATCCGTTGTTGATTCGGTTCTCGGACCAAGAATCTTTGATAACGTGGAACGCTACGGCGACCAACACGGCTGGGGACTTGCGCCTCGGTTCTGGGTCCGAGATTATTACTGCCGTTGAAACTCGTCAGGAAATCTTGGTTTTTACAGACCGTAGCTTGTACACGATGCAGTTCCTTGGTGCTCCGTTTACCTTTGGTTTGAACTCAGTATCAGAAAACATCACGATCCGTGGCCCGTTGGCAGTGACTGCTGTGGAAGACAACGTATTCTGGATGGGTAAGCGGGAGTTCTACGCTTACGGTGGTACAGTACAGCGGATTGCATGTACTGTTTTGGACTATGTTTTCAACGACTTTAACGACGCGCAGGCGGAGAAAGTAACGGCTGGCGTGAACAGCTTGTTTGCAGAGGTGTGGTGGTTTTACCCATCTGCCGACAGCGAAGAGAATAACCGCTACGTTGTGTACAACTACCAGCAGCAGGTTTGGTATTATGGAAACTTGGACCGTTCAGCTTGGCTCGACCAAGGTGTGCGTGAGTTCCCCTTGGCTACGGGCCCTGGCAACTACCTGTATCGTCACGAGAACGGGTTTGACAACGGTGAAACCGAGCCAGCTGCTCCGATCACTGCGCATGTGGAATCCAGCCAGATGGACATCGGCGACGGAGATGACTTCGCGTTTATCAGCAGGATCATACCGGACCTGACATTCCGTAACTCCACGGCAGAAACCCCAGCGGCAACTATCACTCTGAAAGCAAGGAACTTTCCAGGTGGAACGTACCTTCAAGAGTCAGACACCTCGGTCACTAAGACTGCGTCCGTCCCTGTTGAGCAGTTTACACAAGACGCCCACATCCGTTTGCGGGGGCGCAGCTTTGCATTCCGGATTGAGTCTGATGCGCCAGGAGTAACGTGGCGATTGGGGTCCCCACGGTTGGATGTCCGTACTGACGGGAGACGCTAATGTCTCGTAACCTAGCCCTTCCGTATTTCGCACTTCCTCCCGCGGAGTACGATCAAAGGTACTTTTCTGAACTCGTAAGATCGTTTACAGTATACTTAGCACAACAGCAAAACCCAGGCGAAGGCCGTAATACAGGCTTGGTTCTGACCGCGCTGCAGACAGATGACTCCGGACTTGAAACTGGGGCATTGTTTCAGCAGCAGGGATTTGTTAAGATAGTTTTAATCAACACACCTCACGTCCGAGGATCTTCTGGGACAGGCGAGGTCGGTTTAGTTACGGTGGTTACAACATGACAGATACAATCATTAATATGCCTGACGGATCTCAGTGGAGACCAGCCACCAGTTCGGACACAATCCATTGTTCTAACTGCAATAACGCTGTCGATACTCCGGAAGAGGTGGCAAGCTACCCTGGGGGTCGTTGCCCAGAGTGCGACACACCTTGGACTGGGGGCGAGAATAAAAGTACTAGCATTTCTGTAACTGCCCCGCAGGCAATTTCGGGAGAGACCTAATGGC